TGCTCCTTGGTGAACCGGATGGCTGGCTGCAGAGCGTTATGCACGATGATCTCTGCGTTTGGCCTGGGCACCCAGCGAAACTGCCCGACTTTGTAGAGCACCTCGTCACGGAACAGCGTCATGTACTTTGGCACCCGGTCCGGACTAACCAGCTTGGCTAGGCCGTAGGCATCGATGGGGGACTGAGCCGCAGGTGTACCGGTCAGCATCCAGAGCCTGGTGTGCGGCTTCATCAGACGGTTCAGCACCTTCCAGCGCTTAGTGCCTGGGTTCTTGTAGGCATTGGCCTCGTCCACCACGATCAGATCAAAGTTAGCCTTCTCGATATCGTCGGCTACGATCTCAACCCCATCGAAATTAATGACCACGAATTCAGCATCGCTCTGGATAATCTCTTTGCGTTTGTCTCGCTGACCATAGGCCACGTCCACCTTGCGGTGCATAGCAAACTTAAAGAGGTCGGACCTCCAGGCAGACTCCATGATTGACAAGGGGCAGATGACCAGCACCCGCTTGATAAACCCCAGGTCCATGAGATAGTCCGCGGCCCAGATCACAGAGCCTGTCTTGCCCGTGCCTTGCTCGTTAAAGCAGAACGCCCGCTTGTGCAGGGTCAGGAACGACGCGGTGGTCTTCTGGTGATCAAACGGTTTGTAGATACCGCGCCAGTGATACTGACTGAGGATTGGAGATGGCACGTTCTTGATGCTGAGGTTCTTCAGCACCTGTGCTTCTTCCAGCCCCCAGTTGACCAGCACTTCGTAGTGGTCCTCGTGGGCCTTCATAACCCGGCTTTTAGGGATCACCTTGGTGATCCGTTCGGCATCGCGTACCTTAAGTAGCAACGCTCGATTATCTATTATTTTCAAAACACTCTCCGATAGCACATCATCCAAAAGCGGTGTCCGCTTTCAGGATTTCTTATTGGTGCTGGAGTTTAACGGCCCCCAGCCGCCGTCTCTCTTACTTCTTTCGCTCTCGCGGAGATACTTCTGAAACCATACCACGCTTCGCATTACGATCAAACGACCGGTTCTCTGAAGCGCTTACAACCTTTGTCCTACCGTTCGCACCACCCTTGGAAATAGCAGTGGTGTGGTGCACATCTTTGCCATCACCCTTGGCAGCTTTGCCGTCACGAATAGCTTGGCGGCGGGCTTTGTTACGGAGAGCTCGGTTCTTCTTTTGCTCTTCGCTGCTGTGGTACTTAGCGTATTCTTTGGCGTAATCGCGCGGCATTATCTTCTCCCGTTGTGGGAACACTCCAGTACAGGACACCAATTCTTGCAACTGAAGTTACGTTTAGGGTTCCAAGTATCTGATTCTACTGCGCCTTCTAGCTGCTGCACAATGGGTATAAATGGCTCGAAATATGCGTCCCTTTGTGTGAATTCGTACTCTTCTGTGATGAAGTCTTTGGCTACAACAAACAGCAGGCCAGCCTTAATCTTCTTAACATCCGGGAAGTGCACGAATGTCGCAGCCGCAAGAAGTTTTAGCTGCTTCATGTCTGCATACTCTGAGCTCTTGCCGGTCTTGTAGTCCACCAGGCGTGCCTCGGCGTTCTTCTTATCGACAATCAGCAGGTCAGCAATCCCGCGATACCAGGCTTCTTTATCAAAGAAGTTAGTCATGTGGTACCCAGCCCCGGTCTTCTTAACACCCATCTGGTACTCGCAATACTTCTCACCCTCAATCTTGGCAAGCTTCTCCAGCATCGGCGTGATGTACGCAAACTTCTCGGGAATAGGCTTGCCGTCCCGAACGAACTCTTCCGCTGCCAGGTGTACCTCTTTCCCATAGATGATTGCCTCAGACTCCGGCTCTTTGACGTCCTTTGCTACTTTGAGGTGGTAATACTTTTTAGGACACTGATCAAACAGTGTTAGAGACGAATACGACCAAGGCAATACTTTAGGCATCTTTACTCCGCGTGGCTGCGAATAGCGGCTCGCATCATTCGTAATTCAACCACAATTTCATCGACAACGGTGCTTGCTTCTGCAAACTTGTTAAGTTTTAGCATTTCATGCACTTCTTTTAATTTGCGTTCAGCTTCGAGGTAGTAAGGCGCAAAATCTAACTTGTTAACCATTAACATTCTCCGTAGTTATTGCCGAATCCGGCTTCGCAGTTTAGGGGTAATCCTTGCGCCCAGTCTGGTACCCAGCGCATACATTCTTCGACATACGCCATGGCCTCGTCCTTCTCGGACTCAAGAGCAATGCAGGCAATCGCATCATGCACGGTGAGCACTACTTTGTAACGCTTGGCGATTCTAACCATCTGCTCTCCAATGATGCATCGGGCCAAACCCTGACAGATGTTCTCCACCAGTTTGCCACCGTATAACTTGTTAACACCTCTGCGGGCATCGTAGACAAACTGCTCTTTGCCTTCCTCGTCCACGATCTTTCTGAGGTTTGGATATCGCTGATACAGACCGTTGGGCATCAGGATCCCGTCTGTCCCGCTGACTGCAACACACCCGTTACCCAGGGCAACCGTCTGGTTTGACGCCATGGCTTCGATGGCCTTCTGGGCCTGCTTCCAGAGATCTGGAATCATTGAGTAGGTTGAACGGTACACATCAATAATGTGCGAAGCTTCTTGTTCCGCAATTTCCACACCAAAGCTTTTAAGTTGCGCCTGGAATTTCTTTGCACCCATTCCATAGCCAGAACCAAGGATCGTTGTTTTACCAACAAAACGCTCTTCCTTCGTAATTTCGGTGCGTTCCTTCGCATATATAGCCGCCGCCATGATTTTGTATACGTCCTCGCCATCTCTAAACGCCTCCACTAAGTCTTTTTGTCCAGCCAACCAAGCCAGCACCCGCGCCTCGATCTGCGCGGAGTCTGAGTCAATCAGCACGTACCCCTTGGGGGCACAGATAGCCGCCTTGAGCTTGCCTGCGTTAGCCCCCCGGCTGGGCAGGTTCTGCAGGTTAATCTTGTCGGTCCCGCCCCACCGCCCGGTGTGAGCTGCGTAATACTGCAGGGGCACGGGCATATCCCCCCGCTTGGCGATAGCGATGAACCGCTCGGTCCTGGTCTCCTCGAGTGTGCTCTTGTTACCCAGGCGAGCTGCAACCAGAGCCTGGACCCGCTCATCCGGGTGCTCTGCCAGGGCCTTGAACCCCTCGTCACTCTTAGCCATAGCCAGGGTTTCTTTACCCGTCGTAGGGCTGATCTTTGTAGGTGGCTCCACCCCGCACCGCTTAAGCAGCTCTGCAAACTTCTGGTTACTCATCAGTGACTCGCGGTCTTGCTGGACTGCTGCCAACAGGCGCTCTTTCCTGGCCTTGACCTCTTCCAGGTGTTGCTCGAGCAGGGGCAGGTTTAATTGCAAGGCAGGCTCTGAGAACATTCTGATGGTGATGTCGATGAGTTTTAGCTCGACCTTTGAGAACTTCTGAATCAGCCGCCGAAATAGAGCGTAAGTAAGATCCACGTCGTTAACGCAATAAGCCCCGTAACGACTAATCTCTTCTGCTGAGAAGTCGCTTCTTCTTTTACCAAGCGCATCCCCAACTTCAGTTCCTTTTTCTCCGAGGCCGTATTCTCTAACCAGAGAAGCAAGTGAAACACTGATCTCGGCACCATGTAGAGCCCGAGCCATGCTAAGTGTATCAAGCCATGCCATAGGGCGGATACCAAAACGCCAAGCAAGAATAGCAGCATCAAAGATAGCATTATGGGCAACTGCAAAACTATGAACCCAGTCAAACCCACTAAGAAACGCAAGTATCTCGTCATGGGTTCCAGTACACCATTGTGTTTTTCCATCGTTTACCTTTACGGCGACACCGATGGTTTCAAACCGGTCATCGCGAACGTACTCCTCGGTGGTTATCTTTGAGAGGCTGAATTCTTTGGAATAGTAGGTCTCGAAGTCAATCGTAATAATGTTCATTTACTCGATGCCCAGATCCAGAACCCAAACAAAAACAGCCCCAACTCAACTAAATAAATCATGCATGGACCTTTTTCTTTTTGATTGCAACGATGCCGACCTCGTCAGCAGGGGAAACCTTGGAAGCTTTAACCATGGCGTCTGCAATTGCAAAGCATTCTTTGGCAGACAGGCTATCTTCATCAAGGTCATCCCACTGCATCTTCAGCATCGCAAACGCGGCAAACAATATCCGCAGCTCGCTGTCTTTCATTGCTGGGCCTTTAGTCGCTCGATCTCACGGGTCAGGTACCACATGGCCTTCTCGAGGTCCTGGAGGATCTCGCCTTTTTTACCTGCGCGGCTCACGTATTTGACTACGTTGCCCAGGTGGTAGTTAAGGTTCTTTGCCTCGATGTAGTCGATGGTTTCGATCCCGCCGTCTGTGTAATGCGCGGGGCTATTGACGGGATCAGAAGATGATAGTTTGTCTTTGGCTGGGCGACCACGCTTCTTCCTTTCCTGCGCCTCGTTAAATATTTGTTTTAGTTTCTCCACGCGCGACTCTGAAACTTCTTCGACCAGCACAGGCACACCCGTTTGCTCTTCGATCTGCTTCTCGATTTCTTTTGTGTCCAGCTCTACTTTTTGCCAAGTCATATTACTCTCCGTTTATAAAATTAATAGTGTCTAAAACTGAATCAACATTGTCCTCGTTGATAACCAGCGCAAACCCTTTGGCTGTGCGGATATCGTTCAAGGCTTTCTCTTGCAAGGCAGTGGGCTTATTGCTTCCGGCTTTGCATTCGATTGCCAGAAACTTCCCACGGTAGCACGCGATGATGTCTGGCACACCACTGCGTCCGTATCCCCCGGTCACGGGCATCGTGTAGTACGCGCCGTGCTCGGTAAGAATTTGTAAGACTTTCTTCTTGACCTTGCCTTCAGGTGTCATTGGATGGTCTTCCCACGCTTTTCATACATGGCTTCCATCTGGAGAATCTGCTCCCAGCAGGCCAGGAACATCGTCCAGTTTGTGTTGGAATCCTCGAGGTTATTGGCCTTTAAGAAGTCCTCGTATGCAGCATGGCACTCGGGGCCTTCGCCAAAATCTAGTTTGTGTTGGTAGCTCATACAATTGCCTTTCCGTAGGTGTCGATGTGTTCCTGGATTACCTTTTTCTTTAAAAGCTTTTCCTGGTCTTTAAACCACTTGCTTAGTATCCGCAACTCTTCTTCGGTTTTGAAGGGCCATGCCATACGCACAGAATCAAGCGGTGGGCTTTTAACTTCGCGGTACTGGTGCTCGGGGTCCACGATGTTATTGATAATACTCCAATCGATTTCATCTTTCATTGCTTAATCCTGTAAAACTTAGTGCGCCCTGCTGTGATTACTTCAGCATGACCAAAGTGCACCAGGTTGATCAGTGAACGACTGGCGTTGCTCTTGCTCATCAAGAAGTACTTACACATCTTGTCGATGGTCACGGCGGTCTTGTGTTCCTGCATATACTTCAGGATCTTCTCTTCGCTGGGTGTCAGTTCAACGGGCATCTTTAGCCTGCGCTTTCTTTGCTTGCTCGCCCACCCATAACCCTGCACAGACCATTTCAAGCTCTTCAGATACGGGCGTTGTATGCAGTGCAGTACGTTTACCCTCGGCAAGACCTTCGGCGTAACGCTGATCCATACGGTGCGTAATCAGTAGAAGTGCCGTAGCTACGATACAGAATATGAGAATGTATTTCATTTGTTTACCTTTCGAGCGTAAAGGTTTGTTTTGTATTTATTTACAAACGTAGAAGCATATGACTTACTGGCAATCTTTTCGCATTCTTGTTTGTCGTCGGACAAAATTAGTTTTATAGGTCTGTCAGACATCGGAATTATATGGTACATGGGTTCTAAAAACGGAACTACAAACTGTTGTTCTTGTTCTGTTCTGTAAACCATAATATTTATGTTTGTGCCCCCCTGATGTTTGTAATTAACAATTCCGGGTAACGCCCGCAGTGTAGGGAATCTTATAAACGTCCAAGTCGGCTCTGTGTTTAAAAATTTTATATCTTCTTTACACGAAAAAACCCACGGAGAAATTATTTTTAAGTGCTGAAAATGTTCTTTATCAAAATGATTTCCATATTGTTTTGGGTTATGTGGAGTTAATTTTGATATTCGATCTGCAAATTGATATTCGTAGAGATCTGTACCAATTGGGCCTATGCGTAAAGCCAAATCGCACCACATTGGGATCATTACTCCATTAGTGTAATAATCAACAAAACCAGTGCAGTGTTTCATGGTGGACATATCAAAAATTTTATTAGGTGGTCTAAATTTTTGCGGTAGCTGCTTCCACCAATCAGGTATAAATTTATTGGCCTTTTGTATTGGCGCGTGCTGCAATACTTCTGTGCTTTTAGTCACACAAACTAATTCAATCGGCTTCTTCTTAAAAAAGAAAATCATTCATCTTTCCTCAACGGACAGTCCCGGCCCTGGTTGCAGTCACCGTTGCAACATAACTTCTCGGCATCGACCTCGTAGGGTACGCCGCTGACCTTAACTTTGTCGGACTTACTGCCGAAGATCGAATCCCACGCCTTGTCGAACTCGTCCCAATCAATGCCTAGCGGTCTAGGCGAAGATCCTTTGCCACCATCACCCATTCTTCTTCTTCTCCTTTGTAAACCCCATCGGACTTATCTTAGCGGCACACGCCCCACATCGCCACACACTGCTACCTTTCTTTTGCATGACCTTGCCTGTTTCAATTGGCCTGTGTTGCTGGCAACTGAAACAAAACTTAGTGCCGAGCACCTTCTCCCCAGCTTCCTTGACCATGCTATAGACCACGCTCGTACGACTAGGCATTCTTTTCTTTCACTTTCTTCCGTAGTTCTAATAACTCTTCTAACATCTTCTCCATCACATCAGCCGCATGAAGGTGGAACGGGCTGATTGGTACATGGCTGGCTATTGAGCGCATCATGCCGATGATATGCCGTGCGGTTTCCTCGCCAACCTTGCGCCTAGCCACCGTTCTTTTCCTTTTCAGGATCTCTCATGTCAAAGCTTGCTGATTCAGCATCAACAATCTTCTCACCTTTGTACCAGGCAGTAACCCAAGGAGAATCACAGCAACCACACCCCCCAACATTCATCTCAATTCCGTGCTCTTTAAGTATGGCAATTAGCCTTGGCAAGTTTACTTCTTGTTGGATTTTTCGTTCTTCCAGTTCTTTTTCAAAATCAGTCATGTGTTCTTCTCCTTCAACTTATCGCTGATCCGCTTGACGATTTCCTTTGGCGGGACGGTGCGCTTCCACTCGATGTCGTGGCAGTCAGCCCAGATCTCAGCGCCTTCTTCGGGAGTGAGCTCGACCCATTCACGTCTTTGTTGCCGCACACCTTTCTCGTACGCCTTCCGCATCTCAGGTGTCCAGGTATACCCAGCGTTTGTTATCGCCATGCCTAGTTCGTCTAACGGGGTCATTTCAACCCCTCGATCATCCCAGCGAGCTCCATGGCCACCTCTTTGTAGTTACTGTCCCAGCGCTCGCATTCTTTCTCAATGGCCTTGACGCATTTGGCACGTTCATCCGCACGGACTAACTCGGCAAACTTCGCCACGTCCAGCCCATCCGCCAGGTTCATGCATTCGTTGTACATCTTGATGTGTTTCATCTTGGCCTTCATATACTCTTTGATCCGTGCTTCGTCTTCTAGGTCTCGCATCATTTCGGTTTAACCCTTTCCCAGTTACCGTACTCATTCATTGCATACAGTGGCTCGTACTCGATGATGTCTGGCGGATCCTGTACCGGGCCAGCGTTCTTTGCCGCTTCCTCTGCCATCTTCTTGAGCTCTCGGACAGACGCACACTCCGGGTTGTCATACTGACCCAGGGCAATGTGTTCCTTGCGGATCATCTCGTAGGCATCACAGACTGCCTTGTCGTGGATGTTAGCTTGGATAAATCTGCGAGTCTTCGTAACATCTCGGAAGTGCACGGCACTGCCATCGGTAGCCAAGATGTAATACAACAGTCGCAGAATGATCCAGTCCTTGGCATCTAAATCTTTTAGGTTTTTGTAGTCGCTCATTGTTCTCTCGCTTTCAGCATAGCTTCCGCTAATGCATACGCAGTTTTAGCAAGGTAGTCCTTTAAAGGTATGTCTGACTCGGCTAGTTCTGCCAGCTCTAGTATTGGTCTATTTAACATTCCTTGCATAGCCTTCGCCGCAAAGTAATCACGCAGGGTCATACCGGGGGCAAAAAATTCTGGGGTCACAAACGGAAAGGCCCGCTCTCCTTGTTTGTCTAGTTTTTCAATCACTTCGTTCATTACGCACCCCTTCTACTAGCACAGGGCCACACACGGCTTAACGCCTCACGGATCAGGCTATCTGCGCTCTTATCCCGCACCCCAGGATTGTTAGCGAGGAACTGCTCGGCGATGTCACGCACCTGGCCTGCTGAGATGTTTGTCTCTCGGCCCGGGCAGAAGTACATATGGACACCAACGTCATAGACCCCGACCACATACCCCAGGGCATACATCCGCCACCAGGCATCCGTGTGCGTCATCCGTGCATACAAATCATTGCCAGTTAAAAACTCAGCCGATGCCATGCTCGGCACCATCAGCAGTGCTACTAAAAACTTTTTCATCTTGCGCCTCTCTGCCAAGATCTCTTGGCGGTGTATCGTTTCTTAAACTTCCTCAACATCCGTCTGTGGTTTCGGTGAACTATTATGAATTTGCGGGCCAGTGGTGGCATCGTCTTATCTTGTCTGGTGATTTTCTCCACCAACTCAAACAAGTCCTCCACCGTCAAACTCATATCTTCCTCACGCAGGTGAATGCTTGAGAGTGAACCCGGAATGCCCCGGCATACTTGCAGTCTTCGATGATGTCTCCCTGTTTGTAGACGACACCCAAGGCGAACCCGATCACCAGGCAGATCACCGCCGCCATAGATCCTGCCCAGATTTTCTTAGCCCAGGTGGAGAACCGCTTAACCTCATCAGCGGGAGTGATCATTCTTCCTCCCCGACTAGCTCCTCGAGCTCGTCTTTTGATAGCACATCTGCTTCGCAACAGGTGCTCACCGTTTGGATGTTTGAGTGGGTTCCTCGAGCCCCCCAGAATTCATAGCTCCCGAACCCGTAGTCGAGCTCCACCGTGTCGCACTCTTTGTGGCACTCAGCACAGTAACTTTTCATCATTGTTTTGCCCTCATGTCTTCTGCTTTTGCTAGTTCTAACCCGATCTTGCTGGTCTGTACAAACTTCCCAGGCACAAAATCTTTTTCCTCGAGCTCTAGTGCGGCCCCGTTAAACATAACCGTAGGGAGATCATTAAACTCAGGCGCAATCACCGTACAGTCGTAACCCTTCCACTGAAATTTACTCAACCCTCGCAGGTGTTCCTTCACCAGATACTTCTTCTCATCACGCACCCGCTCATGCTCTTTGACATAGTGGATGATCCGCTTAGTTCTACCCTTGTCATCCACAACTTTATTGCGGTCCACGAAATACTTTTTAGTCAGGGTCCTATCGATAGAAAACGTAACCCGGTCTCCCTTTTTCTTGACCGTCACGCTCCAGCTCAACACCCTGCCTGTCCACCAGGTATACATGGATTTAAAGAAATTCTTCAGGTCGTGAATACCCTTATCGGTATGCTCTTCAAGTGCGCTCTCGTAAAGTTCTGAGTAACACTTTATTTTCTGTGAGTAAGCAAGCCCTGCGTTTTTCCCCGTCTTTAAAAACACATTCCTAACTCGCATCTCTTTGCAAAACTCTATAGTCCCGTTTGGTGTGATCACCAACCATGAACCCATCCACCACATACGCTTTGCGTTTGTTCCGTTAAAGCGATACCCCATACC